CTGGGCAAGCCGTTTGCCCATCGAGGTTGCTTTCAGTTCCACGCCGACACCAACGTCAGAGAATAGGATTAGGGGGAGTTTACCTGTCAGACCCTTAGCGCTCCAGCCTTAAAACAGGCTATACTGACCATTAATGCAGTTTTTATTATTTCTACATTATATATCAGTGTCTTAAATGAATATTCAGTCTTTATATTTTTAATATGGCAGCAAAATGGCAGCAGATAATTTTCAATGGCAGCGGGCATAAAAAAACCCGCTTTCGCGGGCTTTGCTTAGTGCAACTGTAACGGCTGCTGCTCTTGATGTACATGAAGCATGACTTTGTTCACCTGCCCCGGACTTACGATAATCCCGGCTAGAGCCTCGTGCGTTTTAAACGTACAACTGCAATTGATGTTGGTGCATTGGTGGTAGCGCTCTTTTGTTTCTTTCGAGATATAGCGGCTGCTTTTAGCGTGAGCTGCGGTGCTGCATAACGGGCAGTGCATCATAATCAATAATCCTTGGGATGGCGAAGCGGTGGCGGCTGTTTGTATTTTGAATAATCAAACTTGATTTTGCAAATTTAAGCTTCATCTTATTTACACCTCTTCGTCATCTGCTTCGCTATCCTCTTCTGCCGTGTACTCAACATCAGATAGCAATACCTCGAAATCAAGCTGTGTTGTATAGCCTCCACTTGAAAGGCTATGCGTCACCTTGCTGATTAGCCACGGCTGTGCATCGATCACGGATTTAAAGCCGCTCACTCTGACAGGCGTTTCCGGGTACAGGTCGGCACGCCCCATCGCGAGCGTAAGCGAGAACTCAGCGACGCCGCGCTGCAGCTTATCCCACTTTGCTTTAGCTGCCCGCATCGCTGCCGCTTTCGTCGCATATACGGTCGTCAGCGTAAATATGTTGTCTTCAGTCCCGGCGAGATAATCGCCCTCTCTGGCCTCCGGCGTTTTGGTCGCAGTCGTCTTTTTCTTTTTAGCCGCCGGGTGTTCCAGCGCGCGCAGGTGCTTAACCTTCGGCTTGCGCTTTACCTTAACCTTTTTCGGCTTCGGGTCTTTGGTATGCAGCCAGCTCGCAGAGACGCCGGTGTATGCGCCACGGTCAGCAATGCTGAAGCTGTGCCGGTCGCCGTCCTGACGCGTGATCGTCATCTGCGGGATTGGCTTTCCGCTGACGGTGACGCCGTTACCGGGCCGGATAAACAGAAGCCGCCCCGCCTTCACTGCCGCAACCGCGCCGTACAGCGTGGCGAGTCGCGTCAGGAATTTAGCGTCTGTCTCCTGCGTCTGGTCGATGTGTGCCACGGCAAGTCCGGCGAATCCATCGGCCAGCATTGGCTTTAGGTTATTCCGCCCGGCTATCTGCGTCACGACTTCCCCCAGGGTTGTGTCGTGATAGGACACTTCCCGGCGGGAATTGAGCGAGCCACGGAAATCAGCGCTGCGGGCGCGGATTGTCATGGTGTCCGGCGCGCCGTGGTGCTCCACCTCATCAACGGTGAAATTACCTTTGCCGAAAAGCGCCTGACCTTTCCAGCCGAGAAAGAGCGTTATTACTGCGCCGCGTAACGGCATAGCCAGCTGCCCGTCGGCGTCGTCCAGCTCAATGTCCAGCTGGTCGGCCTCAAAGCCGCGATTATCGGTCAGCGTCATCGAGACAAGGCGATCCCGGATGTTGGTTGTGACGTCCTTAGAGTTAACCTTCAGCATGAAATCCGGCGTCAGCTGCGCCCCGGCCTGCACCGGTAGGCTGCTAATCCCGATCATCCGAGCAGCCCCCCTGCAGAAGAAATCAGGCTACCGGCCGCCGACTTCACGCCGTCGATTGCTGACGTGAGCTGCCCTGGCAGATTAGCGGATCCGCTGATAAGCCCGTCAGCCTGCTTCTTAAGATCGCCAAACATCGAGGTGAGCGACTCATCAACGCGCTTCAGGCTCAGGGTAAACATGATTTTGCTGGCCGTTCCGTTAGGGTAAAACTCACTGAAGGTGTTAGAAATACTCTCGATCACGTACATGCCGTAAATCATGCCGCTGCCGCCAATCAGCGGCCATGCCATTCCCTCGTCGGCCATCAGACGGACGGTCATCAGCGACATCGAGCCGCCTGTGATTTCCGGGCGCAGCTCCCCGGATAGCGTAATTTTTTCATCGCCCGGCCCGATAAACTGCGCCGACGGACGCTGCCCGAACCGGCTGTTAGTGGGCCAGCGGTAATCGATATTCTGCTGCATATCCCCGTAAGGCAGGGTCTGTCGCATAAACGGCATCATGCCGTAAATCATCATCATCGGTTAATCCTCCCAGCCCATTTTGCTGCGGTTCTGTGCCTGACGGTTGCGCTGCTCTTTTGCCTGGTGCTGCGCCATCAGCGCCATTGCGTCGTCTTTGGTCATGCCCTCATGCATGTTGATTTCATACTGATAGGTATTCTGACTGCGGTCTGTAAATCCGCCCCCGCCTGACGGTGAGGAAACCGGGCGGTATGGCGCGCCACCATTGGCGATGTTGTATTGCAGCCCGCCGGTATCTGCACCCGCGCCGCCGGTTGTCATCGGATCAGGAGACGGTACTTTATCTTTCAGGCCATCGGATTTCGTATCGATAATGCCGAGCTTATCCAGCACCCAGTTAATGCCGCCCATAAGCTGATCGAGCGCGTGGCTCGGAATTTTCAGCGCCTCGGCCAGCATGTTGCCAAACTTCTTACCCATATCTCCGGCGGCGGCAAGTTCGGTCTGCGTGGATTTAACCGGCTCCAGCAGTTTGCCGAACCAGTCCCAAAGCTCTTTAACCTTGCCACCTACCCACTCAAACACCGGCTTTAGCGAACCAAAGGAATCACTGATCGGCCCCATTGCTGCGGTAAATCCTTCGGCCATGCCCGCGATAAAGGCGCTGATAGGTTCCCAGTATTTGCGCACCAGTAGCGCACCGGCCACGATTGCCGCCGCTACGGCCACAACCGGCAGCGTGATGACACCGAGCGCGGCCGTAATAGCTCCGCCCGCGATGCTGAATGCCGTGCCGAGGAAGCCCGCCCCGGCAATCAGGGTATTGATGCCCGCAATCACCGGCCAGGCTACCAGCCCGATAGCACCCAGCGCACCAACAAATATAAGTCCTGCCATTGCCGCTTTAGCAAGGCCCGCTGACAGAACCGGGTTTGCCTGAACCCATTTATCTATATTGAGCAGAAATTTCGTTGTGTCCTGGGTAAGTGTGCGCAGGCTGCTGTCCATCTGGTCATAAATATCTGTGCCCAGCGCCTCATAACCTGACTGCATCTCCTTGAAGTCGCCGCCGAGATTATCCTGCTGCACCTTGACCAGCTTTTCTGTACTGCCATCAGAGTTCTGGAAATTCTTAGTCAGCCTGTCCAGCTCACCGCTGGATGCAGATTTCATCAGCGTCACTGCTGAAGACGCGGCCTCCTCCCCGAATATGGTTTTCAGGTACTCGGCCTGCTGCGCATCACCGAGTTTGTTTTTTTCAAATGATTTTTGCATCTCCTTCAGGATGGTGAAGAACGGGCGCATGTTGCCTTTTTTGTCAGCCGTGTTGACGCCAAGCTCTTTTATGGCCTTGAAGGCTTCGCCAGTGGGTGCCTGCACGCGCAGCAGCATTGCGCGAATCCCCGTACCGGCCATGCTGCCGGTCGTACCGTTGTTTGCCAGCGCGCCAATCATCGCCGCCGTTTGTTCTGCACTGACTTTGGCATTTTTAGCTACTGAAGCGACATAGGGCATTGCATCGCTCAGATCCTGAAACTTTGTAGCTGTTCCATTGAGCGTGGCGGAAATTACGTCCCCCAGATGAGCGACTTCGCTGTTAGCCAAGCCGAAAGCATTTTTAGTGCTCATCAGCAGCTCTGCACTGTCTTCCATTGTTTGGTTGTTGGCGAGGGACATATTCAGCGTAACCGGCGTTGCTGCCTTAATGTCATCAACGCTGCCGCCTGCTTTAGCTATCACTATCTGTGCCTGCGCGGCATCGTTCGCAGAGGCTGCGGTGTTATCGCCGATGCTGCGTGCCTGAGTTCTCAGAGACTGAAACTCAGACGATTTTTTATCGAGGCCAAGAGTTGCCTGTAGCGTGGAGTTAGCCAGGGCGAAATCATAGCCGGGACGCAGCACGGATGAAGCGGCCACAGCTCCAACGGTTGCAGCTCCGACACCGGCTGCGCCGCCGTTGCGAACTTTCGCGGACAGCTCCTGCCCTTTTTGATAGCGTTCGCTGGTCAGGTTGAGCCGCTCCTGCTGTGCATTCAGCCGCTGCAGCTCCATTTTCTGACGGCTCAGGCTGACGGTTGCCTGCGCTGAAGTGGTTCTAAGGCGCTGCTGCTCGCTGCTCAGGCTTTTAGTGGAAATCCCCGCTGCGTTAAGCGCCTCGCGCTGCTGTTGCACCGACAGGCGCAGGCTGTTGGTTTTCGTCTGCAGTTCAGCCGCTGCCTGCCGGGCCTTCTCAAGCGCGCGGGCCTGCTGTGTCGTCGGGCGCTCCGTGTTTTTAAACTGCACGGCCAGCGCTGCCGCCTCCTGTTTCGCGTCCTTGAGGCTCTGCTGCGTGACAGCCAGTTGCGCTCTGGCCTTACGGAAGCCGTCAATTTTTCCGGCCTGCGCGTCAAGTTCCTTAATCGTTGATTGCGTCTGGCGCATGTCAGACGACAGGTTTTTGGCTGCGGTCTGCACGGCTTTGAAGGGGCGCGAGGCTTTGTCTACCGCATTCAGCAGCACCTGCACCTTGAGGTTATTGCTCATCCGGGGTTGCTCCGCTGCGGATAAAGGCTTTATGCCGCCAGTCCAT